CTTCTGGTCTATATTTTCCTTTGTATAAACTACTATATAGTCCATCTTTACCTCTAAAACTCTTCAATCCACTATCGGTCGATACACCAGAGCCAGTGAAGAAAACAAGATGTTTAGAGTTTTTAATTATATTAGCTAACTGTTTAATTTTATCTTCCATTCACATCACTCCTTTTTTTTAAGTATATCACACCAGTAAAAAAAAGCAACTTATATAAAGTTACTTTTCAATAAAATAAAATAGAAAGTTTTAAAGGTTTAAATGAAATTATTCTTATTTCTTTTATCAATATTTTTAAAATCTTTTTTGTTTCAACAATATCTTCTTCATCGTAATTTTCAATTATGAATTTAAGTTTTTCTAAAATCTTTATATCTTTTGGAGTTGAAATATTTAAGATTTTTTCAAATTCACTAACTTTTTCCTTAGTTATCTTTAAATCGTTATTGATATCCTTAAATTTATTATCAAGTTCTTCTTCATTTATATAACCTTTTTGAAACAAATTTATTACTCTTTCTTTTTCGTTTTCAAGTAGTTTCAAGTCATTTTTTAATTTTAAAAACTTCTTTTCCTCATTCTTTTTATCTTTAGAGCTATATTGATTTAGTTCTTCAAGTTCTTTTGAGTTTAAAATAAGATCCTTTATTGCTTTATCCATTGTTTTTGCTGAGAAAACTTTTCTACATTTTCTATTAACACAAGTATATGAATAGTAAGTACGAACTACTTTTCCATTTTTAGTCTCATAGCTCTTTTTTCTTTTTTGTTGATACATTTTATGACCACATTTACAATATATAAGAGAAGAATATAATAAATATGGTTTTGCATTTCCAAAAGAAGCTCTAACTTTCATATTTTTTTCTCTTAGAGACTGACAAAATTCAAATAATTCTAAAGGGATAATAGGTTCATGAAGTCCCTTATACCATTTTATATTTTTTCTACTTTCTTTTCTCTTTTTCTCATTCAGCTCTTTAACATATCTTCTAAAAGGAACAAAACCAATATAAATTTTATTATCAATTATTTCCACTATATCTGATCTTGTTTTCTTAAATCTTCTACCAACTTCAGACAAGTTATGAGTCTCTGCGTATGTTTCAAAAATCTTAAGAATAAAAGGAGCTTTCTCAGGATCAGGAACAATCATTTTATTTTCCCCTCTCATGTACCCAGTTGCTGGATTCCCATGAACAAAGTATCCTGCTTTTGTTTTTTCTTCTAAATTGCTTCTTATTCTCAAAGACATTTGTTTTATATCTTCAGCTCCCCAAGCTAAGAATATAGAGAGGGTCATAAAATCTTTTAAATATGGTTGAGATATACTATCAAAGGTAATTTTATATAATTCTAATTCTTCAAAAAATTTCATTCCTGTAGATATTTTTCTAGCTATTCTTGAAACTTCCCAAAAAACTATTTTTGTATAAATCTTTTTACTTATTGATTCAAACAGCTCATTAAATTCTTTTCTATCATCTACTCTTCCACTTTCAACATCTTGATAAACTTTTAAAACTTCATAGTTCTTTTCTTTACAGTAGTCCAAACACTTCTTTAACTGGATATTAAGAGAGCTTTCGCTCCCATTATCCTTACTTTGCTCTTTTTTAGAAACTCTTATGTAAATGGCTACTTTTTCCATTATGAAGCCTTTTTCCTTAAAATTATTTTTTTATATAGTTCTTCAATTTGTTCAACTACTGTAGTTTTAATAAAGTCATTTTTCTTCTTTTCCATATTCATCTACCACCTTGTTATATTTAATTCCATTCCTTACCTATTCTTTTCATATTCTTATTCCATTTTTCCCAGTAGCAATTCAAAATATCAGTTGTTGTAAATTTGTGTTTATACGTAATTGCAATTAACTCATCCATAGCTATTGCTAATTTGTCTGTATAAACATAGTGCATAAACTCTAAAAGATTAGGCTCATCTGTATTAAAATATTTTTCATCAAAAGATAAACAAATGGCATCTTTTAAAGCTTCATTTTTATTATTGTCAAGGTAATTAATTAGTTGTACAAAAAAGAAGTATATGTCTGTCAATTCTTCTAGTTCTTTATCTTTTGAGTATTCTTTTGTTTTCCATGTTTTATGAGAAAATATAGTCTCTTCATTAAACTCTACACATTCTGCAACTAAGGACATCTTAATATCTTCATAAGTCCTAGGTCTAATACTATTGATACTATCATCCAATTTTTGTTGTAATGATAATATATCTTTAAAACTTTCAGGTTTTTTTATTTCCATCATCTACTCCTTTTAGACAAATGAAATGTCTTGACACACCCATTCCATATATTTATTTGAGAAATTAAAAACTCTATTCAATTCTTTATCTTTTATTCCTAATTTTCTAGCAATACCTCTCATTTTAGCTGTATCCAAATCCCTTACCATTCTAGCCCAGGAACCAAGAGTTGCCATAAAACCCATTGGAAGTCTTTGATTGACATCATCAAGAGTTAAAATAGGTGTTTCACTTACTCCATTAATACATTTTATAGCCTGTTCTCCAATAACTTCAGTGTAAAAGAAATTATTTTCTACATCTTCACCTTCTTCACCATCTTCTGGTTGGAAGTAGTTATTATATATTTTTTCTGCTGAGGCTCTTGTTTGTGAGATTAACATAAATTTATCAAATTTTATAAACCCATCATGTTCAGCAATTTCATTGTCCCAAATTTTCTTATGGTTTTCACAAACTCTAGAGATATTTATTAAAATAGTAGCAAGTCTTGCTGCGTTTAATTTTTCATCAGAAGGCTTCCTAGTTACTTTTATCTCTTTTTTTTCATTTATCTTTATCTCTCTCTTCTCTGTTTTCTTTATTTTTCTCATTTTCAACATCCTTCGCTACTAAAAGAGTAGCTAAAGCTAAATTAAGTATATTCACAATATCACATCCAACTTTCCAGCAAAAGAAATGTAAAATTTAGTTTATTTTTTAACTTTTCCCAAAAACTAATTTCCATATAGCCCAGTTCAAAATTTTTAATTTTTTCTTTATTTTGATTAGCAATTATTACAGCATCATTGAAATTGCTTGCAGTGTATTCACCATCAATCAAGTAAAAATTTTCACTAATTTTTCTTATTTCTAGCATCTTATCCTCCTAGTTTATTGACACTGCAAATAATTTAATGTTAAAATAAAACTGTCTGAGGGCTTTATTAACACGAGCAATTATTTGCAGTGAAAAATAATAAAGTCTTTTTTAAATTAATCTATTTAAAACTTTTATAAAGACTTTTAACTCTTCTATCTCATTTTTGAGATTTACAATTCTTGAAATGCCTAGCATAGCGACTGCAGCATCATCTTCTACAAGAGAGTTATTGTAATCTATTGTTGCTTGAGCCTTTTCTATCAAAGTTTTTTTGTCAATCATCATAGTTCCTCCATAAGCTTTTGTAAGTTATTAATGTATTCACCTAGTTCTTTTTTATATTCTTCTCTTTCATTATCTTTTAGAGTTTTAGCTCTCTTTTCCATTCTTTTTATCTTGTTAAAGTTAAAGAATTTTTGACCAGTTGGAAGAAACTCTAGTTTATTCTTTTCAATTACAGGAAGTAATTGTTTTCTAATTTCTTTAACCTTATAGATGTCATTTTCTAATATTCCTAATACCTCTTCGTATTGGAGTTCTTTATTAGTTAAAATTTTTATTGCTTGGTCTGAATAAGCAAATATCTTATCTTTATAGTTTTGAAATTCCAAATATAAATTCCATCTTTTTAAGTAAACAGAAACAGCATCTTTTGAAAGTCCTTTAGACTCATACCAAGCCATAAAGGAATTTGAAGGCTTTAAATTAATGCTAGTGATGAGCACATATCAAATAAATTATTTTTGTACTTCTTATATGTATTCATAAATATCTTTTCTTGTTCAGATACAGTAGCTATTTCAACAGCATTTAATTCGTAACTCTCGAAATTAAACTCCTTTATTTCAGATTTAGAAGATATAACTATATCAAAATCGTTATCCAAATTTTTATTCATTGTCTATCTCCTTCCAAATACTTATGAAAATACCCTTTATATAATCTAATTTTTGAGCTTTACTTTCCCATAACAGAGTTTCATTGTCTATCAATTTAGAAATAAGGCTAAGCTGAGGAATAGGAAAACTTAAATGGATTCCTTGTACACTTAGTTTTTTATTTAAAAAATCATAGTATTCTTTCTCAAGCTTTGTTCTTCCAATTCTATTTGGAACAATAGCCTTAACCTTATTCAAATCAACTTTCTTCAACATACTCAACACTGAATGAGTTGTAATATTATCAAGAAAGGTCGGAATGACTATATGGTCTGCAATTTCGATAAATAAATTATCTAGTCCCATTACTGGAGATCCATCGATAACAATATAGTCAAATTCCTCTTTCAAAATATTTATAGCTTTTTTAAAAGATTCATTAAAAGAATTTTTAATCTTATAACCTTGTAAGTGTAAGAAGAAAAGATTTTCTCTTAATTTTTTAATTTTATAGCTTTTACCTTCAATAAAATCTTCAAGTCCAAATTTACTAGTATCGTCAACTTTAACACCTGCAAACTTTAGAATGTCATTTTGGGAATCGCTAGTAAGAATCAGAGTTTTTTTATCTTTTATGAATGCCTTATAGGCTGCTAGTTGTAGAGTTATATAAGTTTTACCTACTCCACCTTTATTGTTTTTAACAAGTATAATTCCCATTATATCCTCCTATTCTTGGTTATGTTTTTTAGCAAAATATATTTTATGGTTTTGTAGATTTATTAATTTAGCTCCATCAAACTGTAATTCTAGTAATGGATGTACTGTTCCACGATTTTTATTTACAATTGCATAGCTACCGTCAGCTCTTTTTTTAACAACACCACAAGTAATCATCTCATTATCTTTTATAGCTAACACATAATCATCAGTGTAGATGAAATTCTTATTAACTTTTATTCCTGTACTTTCAAGCCAGATAACATCTGAAAAATCAAATTCTTGTTCACCTGTTCTTTTGTTTTCTCCTATTATTTTCATTTCTTTAAAGTCTACATTCAGAGCTTTATATACTCCTCCTGTAGATATGCTGTAGAATTTACCGTGTAGTTTCATTGCTAATATCTCCTTTCCTATTGTTGATTATAAAATTCTGGTTCTCTTAATTTCTTAAATGCACCTATTTCTATGCCATGTAAATCAAATGATAACCTTCCCCAGTTAGAGCAAAATTTATATTTTTCAAAATCTAACCTTTGGCTCTCTGGAAGAAGCTTATTTATTCTTTCAAATTCTTCTTGCAATTTACACCATTGAGTAAAAGGCATATTTATTTTTATACTTTTTTCCATAGCACTCCTATTTTTTCTTTGATTTTTTGTGAGATCATAAGATAAAAGACGCTTTCAGCATTTTTTTTGATATCTCTTAGCATAGGATTTTTCATTTCTTCAATTATTTCATTTTCAATTTTTAACTGTTGCTCTTGAGGTAAACTTTTAAAAAATTCAATTGCTTCATCATTTCTTTGATACTCCTTTCGTTCTTCATTTTTTATTTTTTCTTGCTCAGCTTCTCTCATTTCAATCTCTTTAGTATTAACTTCTGTTGTCCCTTTGAAAAGATGATTTGAAAATACAGCAGCAACATTTTTTACATCACTTTTATTTTTCAAAATATCTAGCTGGTCCTGGAATGTTTTTAAAATAAATCCTAGTGAATTATTTTTTAATAACTCTAAAACTTTAGTTTCATGCTTTTTAGAAAAATCAATTCCATTATCCACAAACCATTGTTTTATTTTTTTTAGATCATCATTGGCAAACTCATGCTCATATGATTTATGTTCTTTATGATTTAATTCTTTATTTAAGTTATTTATTATATATTCTTTATTGTTGTCGATTTCAGACAATCTAGTTTGACTATTTTCATCAGACAAGTTTGTCTCTTTTTTACAATCCAGTTTGTTGATTTCAGACAAACTAGTTTGCGGGTTAAAAAAAACTAAATTTTCAATCATAGGGTAATTAATCTTAAAATATCTTTTGCATGGAACTCCTTTATTTTTTTGTTCCAGTATTTTAAGTTCAATCAAATCTTTAATAATCTTATCTTGTTTATGTCTACCAATTCCTGTAAGTTCTCCAATTTTCTCAATGGTTTGATAAAACCACCCTTCATCATCAGATAGCCCATCAGATGCCTCTATAAGAATTGTCAACAAGAAGGCTGATTCTATGCCTAAACTTTTAACTATTTGCTTATTTAATGTGTAGTAATTACTACTCATTAATAATTGCTTAAATGTTTTATCTTGCATCTTTCCTCCTATCTTTCAATAGAATTGTTTAAATTTTCTAAAAATTGTTGTATAATTTATTTACAGTATTTTATATAGGAGGTATTATATGTTTGATGAAAAATTTTTGACCTTGTTATTACTTTTCTTTCCAGGAATAGTAGGAGTATTATTTATTAACTATGTATTAGAAAGCTATAAGAAGCTGGAAGCAAATTTATTTCTTCTTTATTCTTTTGCATTAGGTGTTATATCCTACTTGCCTACAAGATTATTTTGTGAGGATAGCAATATATTTGAACTTAGAGTTTCAATAAAAGCTATAATACTAGCTACTATCTTTTCTTTAATAATCTCAGCAATAATAATATTTGTGATAAATAATGAATTTCTTCATTTATGTATGAGAAAAATAAAATTATCACAAACAATGGGAAGAAAATATATTTTGAAAAATATCATAGCTTCAAAAGATTCAAAGATAAATTATTTACTCAATCATTGGGTATTAATAAGATATCAAAACAAAGAACAATGCTTTCAAGGTTACATAGGAGCAATAGATGTTTTAGAAGATAACTATGTAGAAATCTTACTAAAAGATGTCAGTGCTTATTATGATAATAAAACAGAGCCTAGCTATGAGGTTGAAGCTATATATCTTTGTGAAAAATTTGAAAATATAATAATAGAATTTCAAAAAAATATTTAATATTGAAAGGAGGAAGACTATATGCCAAATGGACAAGTAAAGAATCCTATTACTGATAGTGTAGAAAAAGCTATTTCAACCCCAATGAGCAATCCTAAACCACCAGTTCCAAAGAAATAATAATCTCCTCCTCTATAAAATACTGTAAAGAAATATTCAATTGCCAATGTCCAATCCCATCCTCCTATGGAGGAACATCGATTAGAAACATAGTTTTCAGCTCCTTTTAATCATTAGTCTTTATATAGATAACCACAAATAGTAGTTATTTGCAGTCATCTATCTAAGGACTAACCTTAGATTGTTTTCAATTTTTCAAGTTTTTTAATAATTTCATCTAATATTTCTATCGCTTCATTTTTTGATAAAAGACTAAAATAAATATCTTTAAAAAAATCTGCTCCTAGTCCAATTCCCCAACCTTTACTATGTAAAGTTATTTCAAAATTTTCACAATGTCCTGAAAAACGAATAAATACTGTATTTTTTTTTCTACTATTAACTTCAAGTCCTAATTCCATTATTTTTAATACTTTTCCTATAATTTCTTTATTTAACATTTTCAACTCTCCTAGTCTTTAAAAAGGTTTTTTAATTAGTAAATATTGTTCAGCTATTTCTTCACAGATTTGTCTTAGTTCATACTCTCTTGCAGCTTCTAATTGCTCAATAGTTTCTTTTTTGTTTTCATCAATCATTCCTTGAGAAATCATTTCATTTAATAATCCAGCTAAGGCTTTTTCTATTTTTTTTCTATCTTTAATACACATTTGAACCTCCTATAGTTTCTTCTTTTCAATCTCTTTCAAAAATTCAGCATCAACATTTAAAGCACAAGGCTCTATATTAAACTTTTCTGGAAGAATAGAATATTTTATATCAATATATCTTTTAGCATCTTCCATACTTGTAAAAGCATTAAGAATAACGTTATCATCATTAGTTACTATAAAGATTGTTACAGCTGTCTGAGGGCTTTTATCTTTATTAGTCATTCTTTTCACCTGGAACATTGCAAGCATAACCTAATTTTTTTAACTCTTCTCTAATTTCTAAAAACTTTACATTTCCATATTTTTTAATTAATTCATTAAGTTCATTTATTCTCATATTCAATCTCCTCTCCTAACATAGATCCTAACAACAATCCTAATTCAAAAAATTCATCTTCAATAGTTTCAAAAGTTTTAAATGCTAACTCTTCAAAATTTTGAAACTCAACATCAGATAATTTTTCTTCCAGAAGACTCAGTTTATTTATAAGAGAATCTTTCATTGCTTTAGATTCTCCATTCAAATATCCTCTCTCTTCCAACATCCTTACCAACACCATTACCTTTTTACTTTCTATATCAACCACCCCAATTTATATTTTAATATTTTTTATACTCCTATTTTGATACTATTATAATACTATTATTTTAATGTTAAGTCAAGTTTAAAATAATATTATTTTAACACTAGATTAAATAGTTTAATTTTAGTATTATATTAATATCAATAAATATGGAGGTATAATATGGCTAAGAAAATAGCACTTCAATTAAGACTAGATGAAGAACTTCATCAAAAAGTTAAAGAAATAGCAGACAAAGAATTAAGATCTATCAATGCTCAACTTGAATACTTTATTTTGAAAGGAATCAAAGATTTTGAGGCAAATCAGAAAGATTCTTAATTTCTAAAACTTTACTACCTAAATTTAATAAAATATTCATTAAAGCATTTTGAGATATTCCAAGCTCAGATGCTTTTTTTGTTATATATTTATAGTTTTGTTCAGACAATCTAATACTAGAATTATATTTAATGTTATCTTTTTTCATTTTATCCTCCTCTCTCTTCCAACATCCTTACCAACACCATTACCTTTTTACTTTCTATAAAAATCACCTCTGTATTTTTAAGATTTATTTAAAAGTTTTTTAAAAATTTTTTAAAATTTTATAAATTTTTTAATAATCTTTAAAAATATTTAAAATCTATAAAAGTTATTAAATAATTTATACTGTTATAATAAAACATTTAAAATTATTTGTCAAGTTAAAAAATAACATTTAAAGTTATTTATACTACTTTAAATGTTTTTAAATATCTGTTATAATAACTAAAAACAATATTTAAAAGATTTAAAAGGAGAGTTTTATATGATAAAATTTAAAATTCATATCAAAATGGCTGAAAAAAGACTTTCTCAAAAAACAGTTAGTGAATATGTAGGCATTACTCCTACTGTGATGGGAAAATATTTTCATGGAACCATAACAAGAATTAATCCAGAACATCTTAATAAATTATGTAAATTGTTAGATTGCAACACTCAGGATTTAATTGAGTATATCCCAGATGAAATCCAAGAATAGTTTAATCTTTCAGTAGTACAGTCCATAAGTCATAGAGAACTTTGGGGAAAGTTGCTTATGAACCATACTACTTAAAGATTAATTATTTTTTATTGAGGGGGTTATTATGAAATTTACTGTAATAGGTCGTCATTTAGGGACAGATTTTTATATTATTTGTCACAATCAAGTAGATTATTATATTTTAGAATCTTTAGATGAGTTAAGATTAGGTTCAAGCATAAGTGGAAACATAGATACTGAAGTATTTTATGATGAAGATAATAACTATATCTCCACTTATAATCTTGAAGAAACTGGAAGTTATGAAAATTCTATAAGAATATTAAATAACTATTTCAGGTAATTCTCTTAAATTTAAAATTGCAAT